GACCTTTCCCTCTATGGTCTGGCAAACGCTGTCACACGGCACGCGCAGGACGTGCAGAGCTACGACCGCAGCACTGAACTGGAAGCCACCGGCTACAAGATCATCACCATGCAGCCCTCGCTGTTGAAGCGCTGGAATGAGGAGGTGAGTACCGTATGAGCGGCAGACACATGAATGCCCGGCCCAAAAGGCTGACCCGCAAGCAGAAAGAAGCCCTTTCTGCACATGGCTGGGATTCCCGGCAGTACCTTTTCATTCAGGACAGCCCGGATGCCGGCGGCTGGGTTCTGATGAACAAGACCACCGGCCATTATGTAATATTCAAAAATTGAAAGGAGAGTGCGATATGGCACAGGATACCGCATTGCAGGTCATCGAACTTCAGCAGTTGCCTATCATTGTCGAGCGGCTTCACAGCGTAAAGGCAGACATTGAGCGGCGCACTGCCGAAGCCACTTCGCTGATCTGCACCGAAGAAACCTATAAGAGCGTCAAGGATGTCCGCGCCCAGCTCAACAAGGAATTCAAGGAGTACGAAGCCCAGCGCACGGCCATCAAGAGCAAAATCCTTGAACCCTACAATGCCTTTGAGCAGATCTACCGGGAGTGCGTGACGGAACCGTTCCAGCAGGCAGATGCCGAGTTGAAGCAGAAAATCACGGATGTGACCTCTGGAATTGTGGCTCAGAAAACGGAATCACTCATGGACTACTACGGCGAGCTGGTGGAAGTCGCTGATATTGATTGGCTGGACGATTTGACCTACCGCCCGAAAGTCAACATGAGCGACAGCCTGACCTCTTTGAAAAAGCAGGCAAAGGCATTCGTGGACGGCATTGTGGCCGACGTGGCTGCAATCGAGGGCATGGACAACGCCGCCGAGATCATGGTGGAGTACCGCAGCAATTTGGATTTACCTACCGCCATCAAGACTGTGGCTGACCGGCACAAGGCGCTGGAGGAACAGCGGCGGCGGGAAGAAGAGCGCCGCGCCCGGCAGGCAGAGCGGGAAGCTGCTGCCGAAAAAGCCCGCGCCGCAGTTGTGGCAGCTTCGGCGGTTGACCTGCCCGCCCCGGTGCAGGAGCCGTCCGAATTGCCGGAAGCCGGCACTCAGCCGGAACCCCAGCCTGAACTTCAGCCTACCCCGGCGGCTGAGCCTATTCTGATGACCCGCTTCTATGCAAAAGGCACCAAGGCGCAGCTGATCGGTTTGAAGAATTATCTGGAAAAGGAAGGTATTGAATATGGCAACTTATAATCAGATGCAGGTACAGCAGAAACCCAAGTTCTCCGTGGCAATCACCACCAAGGGCTACCAGTCCTTGATCTCCAACACTCTGCGCGACCCTGCCCGCGCCCGCCGCTTTACGGCCAGCATCACCTCGGCGGTGGCCGTCAACCCCGCCCTGCAGGAATGCGATGCCGGCACGATTCTTGCCGGTGCCCTGCTGGGCGAAAGCCTGAACCTCAGCCCGTCCCCTCAGCTGGGGCAGTACTACCTTGTGCCTTTCAAGCAGAAAGCCAAGTATGACCGCAGCGGCAGGATGATTCGCCCGGAGAGCGTCACGGCTACCTTTGTTTTGGGCTATAAGGGCTATATCCAGCTGGCCCTGCGCAGCGGCCAGTACAGGGAACTTGACGTGATGGAGATCAAAGAGGGTGAGTACCTCGGCAAAGACTCCACGACCGGCAAGGCCAAGTTCCAGTTCATTGAGGACGACGATCAGCGGGATGCACTGCCCACGGTAGGCTATATGGCCTACTTCGAGTACCTCAACGGCTTCCGCAAGGCGCTGTATTGGTCGAAAGAGAAGATGATGACCCACGCTGATACTTATTCCAAGGCTTTCAGCCGCAAGAGCTATGAAGACCTGATGGCGGGCAAAGTCCCGGAGAGCGAGATGTGGAAGTACTCCTCGTTCTGGTACAAAAACTTTGATGACATGGCAAAGAAGACCCTGCTTCGTCAGCTTATTTCCCGCTGGGGTGTTATGAGCATCGAAATGACGAAAGCCATGGAGAGCGACGATGCCGTGGCAACGGTGGCCGACAACAACGAGATCGTCACTGAGCCGGAACCGATGCCCGACGCATCCGAACAGCCGGAACTGCATACCGGGAAGCCTGAGGTGGGCGATGGGCAGGCATTGCCCCATGTGGACATTGCTCAGAGCAAACCAACGGCCGCCGAGCCGGTGGTTGACCTCAGCTCGTTATGATCGACTACAACATCATCGCAACTGGCAGTAAAGGCAATGCGGTGGTGATTGACCAAAAAATCCTGATTGACTGCGGCGTTTCGTTCAAGGCGCTGTCGAAAGTATACCGGGCGTTGAAGTTGGTTCTGCTCACTCACATTCATGGTGACCACTTCCAGCCGACAACGCTCCGGCTTTTAGCGGAAAAACGCCCCACACTCCGCTTTGCGTGCTGTGCATGGCTGTGCAAGCCGCTGGTGGATGCAGGGGTGCCGGTCTCGCAGATTGATGTTCTGGAGCCGGGGCACATGTACGGATACGGCATCTGTAATGTCAGGCCCGATATGGTCAAGCACAATGTTCCGAACTGCGGGTGGAAAGTCTGGCTCCAGTCAGGAAAGCTGTTTTACTGCACAGACATGAACAATTTGAACGGCATCACGGCTCCGAACTATGACCTGTACATGGTGGAAGCCAACTACGATGACGCGGAAATCCAAGCCAAAATTGCAGAGAAAAAGCTGAACGGTGAGTACATTTACGAGCTGGGCGTGCTGCACAACCACATGAGCCTTGCCAAGATCAATGACTGGTTATATGCCAACATGGGGCAGAACAGCGCCTATATCTATATGCACTGCCATCAGGACAAGGAGGATGCCACATGACCGGACGGCTGGTGGACATGGCTTTTACCCTCGGCGGGAAACAGCGGGTCACGCTGGAAATCAACGGCGACTTCCGTGAAATCTGGGACAAGCTCCATCAGGAGCCGGTTCTGGACGTAGAAATCAAAAAGCACAGGGAAAAGCGCAGCCTGTCGGCAAATGCGTATTTCCACGTTCTGTGCAACAAGATTTCTGCAGAAACCGGCGAGAGCGAGGATGCCGTGAAGCGGCGGCTCGTGGTTTCGTATGGAGCGCTTGCCCGCGACAAGGACGGCAAGCCTGTTGGCCTGAAACTCCCGCCGACCGTAGATCCCAGCGACTTTTACCCTTATGTCCGGCTCTATGAAACCCGGCAGGAAAACGGAAAAGACTACTCCTGCTATTTTGTCTACAAGGAAAGCCACAAGATGGATTCAAAGGAATTTGCTCATCTTGTGGACGGTGCAATCGAAGAAGCCAAGGAACTGGGCATCCAGACGGATACCCCGGAACAGCTGGCTCGTTACAAAGAAGAATGGTCGAAATGACCGGAAAGGACAATCACAATGGAAATGGTTTCTATCCCTCTGGAACAGTATCAGGAATTTCTTCAGATGCGGCTGGAACTGCACTTGATCTACACCAAGTGCAGCGAGGAAGTGGCCTATGATACCGGCACCTATGTTGCAGACCTGATGCGGATTCTGCACCCTGACCGTTTTCCCGCACCCCCTACGCAGCGCCCGGTGATGCCGATGAAAGTACCTGAGGTGATGCCCGATGCTGAACAGCTGTGATTTTCAGGGGCGGCTTGCCGCTGATCCTGAACTGCGGACCACCCAGACAGGAAAGCAGGTGGCAAGTTTCCGCATGGCGGTTGACCGGGACATGGTGGATGCCAACGGCCACCGCCCTACGGACTGGCTCACGTTTACTGCGTGGGGCAAGACGGCGGAGTTCGTCAGCAAGTACTTCCGCAAGGGGAGCGCCGCTGTGGTTCATTCCCGCTGCCAGACGCGGCAGTATGAGGATAAGAACGGCAACAACCGCACGGCGATTGAGTTCGTGGTGGACAACATCTATTTTGCCGGGCCGAAGCAGGACAACCAGCAGGGGGCCGTGGATGATGGCGGGACGAACCCGCCACCGGCCACCTATCGGAACCAGCAGCCCCAGCCCCAGCAGATGGGGTTTGCCACTCAGAGCCAGCGCCAGCAGTGGCAAGGAGCCGCCGATCATCCCGGCAATGTTCAGGTCAGCCAGAGCTTTTCTCAGGAAAGTGACGATGATTTCTCGGTTCTGGACGATGCCGATGATCTGCCGTTCTAAGGAGGTTCATTGATGGCAACTGGTAAACGGTATTACTGGATAAAGCTCAAGGATTCGTTTATGAATTCCGAGGTGGTCGATTTCCTGATGAGCCAGCCCAACGGTGCCAACTACGTTGTCCTTTATCAAATGCTCTGTCTCAAAACCATCAATACGGGCGGTCGCCTTACATGTCAGATAGGCGATGTCATCATACCGTTCGACATGGGAAAGATTCAGCGTGACTGTAAGTGGTTCTCGCTGGACACCATCCGCATTGCGCTGGGGCTTTATAAACAACTCGGACTTATCTACGAGGAACAGGACGGAACGCTCGTTCTTGTCAACCATGCTGAAATGGTCGGCAGTGAAACCGATTATGCTGAAAAGAACCGCAGAATGCGCAGTAATGCAGCAAACAAACGGTTACAGGCTGGACAATATAGCGGACACGAAAGCGGACACAATGTGTCCGCTGATTGTGGAGAAAATGTCCCCATAGAGATAAGAGATAAGAGAAAAGATATAAGAGATATAGAGAATAGAGATAAAGACGATGGTACGGCGGCTGTCGATGCTGGCCTGTCTGAGATTATCCGCTCTTTCGAGGACAACATTGGCAGCTTTCCCCCGGCGGCGAGTAATGCCCTGATGGGCTGGCGGGAAATCTTCACGGATGACCTCATCCTGCTGGCTATCAAAAAGGCCGCACTGGCCGGGATTCGCAAGTGGAACTACGTCAACGGCATCCTGAAAGCATGGAAAAATGAGGGCGTGAAAACCATTGGCGATGTGCAGTCCCGTGATGAGCGGCGCAATCCCCCGGCGGGTCAACAGCAAAAGACCTCGGCCAAGGATGATTATGATGCAATTTTCGGAGGTTTAGGATGACAGTTGAATGTTTGAAGAATGCGCTGGCACTGATTGAAAACTACTTCGGCCGGCCGCTTTCTACCGATGAGCGCACGGCGCGGTCACAGATTTACGCCGCCGCGCTCAAAGACATCCCGGATGATGTGGCCGCGGCGGCTTTGACAAAAGCGCTGACGGTGTGCCGGTATCAGAACCAGCTGTTGATTGACTGGTGCGCAGAAATCCGCAAGTTGCAGAGCGCCGGTCAGCCTACAGCAAACGACCTGTGGACGCAGGCTATCGTTGCCGCCCGGAAGATTGAGCGGAACCAGTACTATGCCACCCACGGCGGACTGGTGACGGCCACCGGGAAGCTGACCGCAGAGGACTTCCGGGCAGAGAACAGGAGCATCTTCGGTGCCTTGCCTGCCGCTGTGCGGGAATGGGCTGGCTCCCCGGCGGGGCTGGTGGATGCCCTTGACCGCTCCAATGCGGATCTCTTGCAGTACGTCAAGCCCGGTTTCGTCAAGGCAGTGGATGCTGCCAAGGATGCGGATCGGATGCCCCCGGCACTGCCCAGCGGGGCAAAAGCTCAGATTGGAGGTTGAAATGCAGCTTCGTTCTATCGTGTCGCTGGCCTGTGCAGTCAGCCTTTTTACCGGCAGCGCCCTTGCCAGCGCGGTCTATACCCGCCGGGTAGACGAACTCACCATGGAGCGGGACATTTACGCCAGCCAGAAAGAAAACTGGATGAACAAGGCCGTGGAGCGCAAGGAAACCATTGAGCAGATGCAGACCGAGGTTGAGCAGCTCACGGACACGCTTGCCGCAGATCAGAGCATTGCCCTTACATACGCAGGAGAGTTTCATTGCACGGCCTACTGCTCCGAGGAATACCCGCATATCTGCGGGGAGGGGCAGGGCATCACATCCAGCGGTGCCAAGGTTCAGCCGGGCGTGACGGTGGCCGCAGACACCAGCATCTTTCCCTATGGCACGGTCATTCTGATTGAGGGCGTAGGGATGAGGGTGGTTCAGGATACCGGCTCGCTTATCAAGGAAAATACCTTAGATGTGGCCGTTGGCACCCATGCGGAAGCGATTTCGTGGTCTGGCTGGGGTTCTCACAAGGTCTGGATTGTGACGGGAGGTGAGACGGATGCCGCTGAATGAGTACGGCGAAAAGCTGGATTCCAACGGTTATGCGCCCAGCATCCTGCATGATAAGCCGGTCTGCCTGATCTGCGGGCGGTATGGTACAGCACGGCATGAGGTGTACTTCGGGAGTGCCTACCGGGCAAAGAGCAAGCGTCTGGGCCTGTGGGTGACGCTTTGCCCGTGGTGCCATCAGAACGGCCCGACCGCCATCCACAACAACCGTGATGCTGATCTCCGGCTGAAGCGCTGGGCGCAGAAAAAGGCTATGGAACACTACGGCTGGCCGGAAGCCCGGTTTATTCAGGAATTTGGGAGGTCGTATTTATGAGTGAAAAATGCCCGATTATTGCCATTGATCCGGGCAACAGGCAGAGTGCCTACTGCGTTATCGACTGCAACACATTGAGGCCGCTGGAGTTCGGCAAGGTCGATAACGAAGAATTGCGCAACAAACTGGTTTTTGCCAATGAACAGGGCTGGCAGTGGGCGGTCATTGAAATGGTGGCTTCCTACGGCATGGCCGTGGGCAGGGAAGTTTTTGATACCGTCCTCTGGATTGGGCGTTTCTATGAAGCATTGTCCATCCAGATGGCGCAGAAGCCGCGGCTTCTCTGCCGCATCGAAGAAAAGCGGCACATCTGCCATGACAGCCGGGCAAATGACCCGGCCATCCGGCGGGCACTGATTGACCGATTCGCAGACCACGACCTCAAAAATGGCCGCGGAACAAAAAAGAACCCGGATTTCTTTTACGGCTTCAAAGCCGATGTGTGGGCAGCCTACGCTGTGGGTCTGACCGCCATTGAAAACCGAGAGAACGATTATCATTTTTCTGCTACTTGAAAGGAGCACATACCATGGATAGCTACGAAAACGAAGCCTCTAAGTTCGCCGCCCAGCGCACCAAGCTGAAGAACATCTGCGAGGCGCACGACCTGACCTACACCTTCATCAAGAACAGCTACCCCATCAAGCTGATTATCCGCCCCATCAAGGGCGTGGGCGAACAGATGTCCATGCTGGAAACCGCCAGCGAGGACAGCTACATCTCCCCGGATGCCTACCTCCTGTTTACCATGAAGGATGGTGTGCTGGTCTACCGCATGAGCAAGACCTTCACCATTGAGGATGCTCTGTTCGGCAAAATCAAGAACATCTTCAAGAATATGTTCTCCTACTACTGCCAGTTCTTCTTCCGGGAGCTGATCGAGAGCGGCCGGCTGAAAGCCATCGGCGGGAAGATGCCGGAAATCCCTGAAACCGCTGCAAAAGAGCCTGAGGAAAAGGCCCCCGACCTGCCCCCGGACGCTGAAAAGCTGGAAGAAATCGAGGACGAGGCAGACGATGCCGAGGACGAAGCGCCCGCAGCTGACGAGCTGGCAAAAGCCACCGAGATTGCCCGACAGAACGACGGCATCACGCAGGCCATGCTGGAACAGCAGATGGGCGTGACCGCAGAAAAGGCCATCGCCCTGCTGGACGAAATGGAAACGGCCGGCGTGATCGACTTCCACGATGGCCGCTACTACCTCGCCAAGGCAGACAGCGAGGAGGAATAATCCATGGCAAAGGCAGCAGTGACGCGCAGCATCCGGGACGACCACCAGAAGAACTTCCTCAAAATTTTCAACGGCCTGACCGGGAAGCATAGCCGCTGGGAGATTTGGGAGGACTTCGTCACCCTGACCGCTATTGAGATCTCAAACAGCACGGACAAGGTGAACGCGGCCGAACGCACCAAGATGTACCAGACCATCGTTTCCAAGTATTCTGCCAAAGAGCGGGACGGCATGGCTGAAATGCTGGCCGAGGTGGTCATGGGCATGGAGCAGAACCCCGACCAGGACTTCCTCGGTTCGCTGTACATGATGTGCGAGTTGGGCAACGACCACGCCGGGCAGTTCTTCACTCCCTACGATGTGTGCCGCTGCATGGCCGAGATTACGTTTGACCCGAAGCTGCACCCGGACATGGAGGGCTTCATCTCGGTATCTGACCCGGCCTGCGGTGCTGGGGCCACGCTGCTTGCCTTTTTGAACGTCTGCAAAAGGCGGAATATCTGCTACCACAACAAAGTCCTTGTCATAGCCCAAGACATTGACTTCATCGTTGGGCTGATGTGCTACATCCAGTGCAGCTTCATGGGCTGCGCTGGATATGTAGTCATCGGTGACACACTTGTAAATCCGGCAACGGCCTACGACAGCCGCGGATTGCTGCCCGCAGGACCACAAAACCGTATCTGGTATATGCCGCTTTTCTCAACCGATGTGTGGTATATGCGCCGCCAGATAGCGCAGATGAACCTGCTGTTTGAACCGAAAGGCGAACCGGCAAAAATCGAAAAATCCGATATTAAGCCCGCAAATTTGCAAAAATCTATCAAAAATGAGCCTAAAGCCCCGGAAAACGAGCCTCTTAACGAAACCAAAACCGGGCAACTCACGTTTTTCTAACCCGAAATAAGAAAGGAGTATCCCTATGGCAGACATTACTTACATCCCCATTCGGCAGTTGTACCCTCACCCCGACAACCCCCGCAAAGAACTGGGAGATTTGTCCGAACTTGCAGCCAGCATCAAGGAAAATGGTGTGTACCAGAACCTGACCGTAATCCCCGGCCACTACCTCAACAGCCGGGAGTACATCGCGAAGTGCGTTGACGAGGGTGGGGATGCCGCCGCAGCAGCGGCAGCATGGACACCCAAGGCCGTGTGGTCCAGCGAGGACTACACTATCATCATCGGCCACCGCCGGGCTGCGGCAGCGCAGCAGGCAGGGGTGTACGAGCTGCCCTGCGCCATCGTAGAGATGGACGAGCGGGAGCAGATGCAGACCATGATGATTGAGAACATGCAGCGCAGCGATTTGACGGTCTATGAACAGGCACAGGGCTTCCAGATGATGATGGACTTTGGGCAGACCGTGGAGCAGATCTCCGACAAGTCTGGCTTCTCACAGTCCACCGTTCGGCGGCGTATCAAGCTGCTGGAACTGAACCACGACAGCTTCAAGAAAGCCGAAAAGCGCGGTGCAACCCTGTCTGACTTCGCCCAGCTGGACAAAATCGAGGATTTGGATGCCCGGAACCGGGTGCTTGAGACCCTCGGCACGGCTAATTTTAACCGTGAGATGCAGAACGCCTTGTCCGACCAGAAATACCAGCACAGAAAAGCTGAATGGATCGAGCAGCTTCGCCAATTTGCCGTGGAAAATCCTGATGCCAATTACAGCACTCACACGCACGTTGCCGGATACGGATATTGGAACACCAGCAAGGACGTTGAAGTGCCGGACGATGCCGATAGCGTAGCGTACTGCTACAAGGTCAGCCAAAACCAGATTGACCTCTACAAAGAGCGTGACTTGGAAAAAGAGAATGCGGAAACGGCCAAGCGAGAGGAAAAGCGGCAGCAGGAACAGTTCTACAAGGACCAACTTGCCGCCCTCACAAACTATATGTTTGAGCTGCGCCGGGACTTTGTGACGCAGCTTTCCACGGCAGAGTGCAAAAAGCATCTGGGCGAAATCGTCCGCTTTGCTGTGGATGCGTTCGATTCAAATTACGATGGCGAGTTGACAATCAAGCTGCTGGGCGTTGCTCCCCCGGAAACGGACGGCGTTGATCTGCTTGATTATCTGGAAAGCACTTCGGTGTTCAGCGACCAGCCGGAAAAGGCACTGCTCTCCTTGGCCTATTCGGCTGCTGACGATGGCAGCAACGGATACTGGGGCTGGGTCTGGAAACCCGACTACCAGAGCGGCGGGTACGGCTGGGAGGAAAACGGCAGTCTCGACGCTATTTACACTCTGCTGGTAGCCTTGGGCTATGAAATGTCTGACGAAGAAAAGGCGTTGCAGAACGGAACCCATGCCATCTTTTCCACCAATGCCCCTAAAAAGGCAGATGCGCCCTGCGACCGTTGCAAAGCGGCACACCCGAACTGCGATAAGTGCTGCAAAGCCTGTGATGAACCTTGCAATGCCGCTCAGGCTTGCAAGAAAGACGAAGAAAGGACGGAAAATAATGACTGAGAAAATTATGGGTGCTATCTCTGTTTCTGCACTGGAGCGTTTGGAGCAGAGCGCAGTGAAGCTGAGCCTGATTACTTTTTGCCTGCGCCATGAAGAACTCAAGGCCGCCCCGGATGCGGCAGAGATCCACAGCATCAAGTCTGACCTGAGCCGGGCATTGCAGGAGGTCAGCGCCAATGCTGCCGCCTGCGCGCTGAGCGGCGGCATCCCGGAAAAGGCAAAGGCAAGCCCCCCTGCGGGGGCAGAGCCTAAGCGTATCCAGCGGAAAGAAATCCCCAAAGGCACGGCCTACGGTG